GAAAGATAGAAAGAGTTCCTGTACAAGTCTTCTGGCTCAAAAGACCTTTCTTTATCTGCTAATCTACAAAGATCTTGGTCATATAAATGTCCGTCTGGAAGTTCGTCGAATGTAAATGGAACGTGATTAATAAAGTACATCTTCACGATCATACTGCCATTATTGTACCAGCAGTATGCGTGATCGATACGATAAGACATTGGGTTTTCCCATATCTTATATTTATTTTTATACCCGTGAGTGGATTCGAACCACCGCTTGGAACATTTTAAGTGTTCTGCCTCTTCCGCTGGGCTACACGGGCGTGTATTTTTTGTTTGATGCCGTGTGTTTGTGAGACTAAATCAAAACCGTTTGATAGATGCCCCACTGGATTCTATCATAAGTTTTGAACCACGACAAGTGCAGGTTGCGAGGATTGAACTCGCCTTCGCCGCTTTATGAGAACGGTCCATTCACCAGATTGGTAAACCTGCACGATACGAGTGCCTGGATTCGAACCAGGTCAAAGCCGCTAATCTGGCGGAAAGAGTTTATAAGACTCCTCTGACTACCAAGTCTCACTCGCATAAATCCAGATCTATTATAGAGGACCTGAAACTCTTCGTCAAGACCCTTCTTCGTGGTCTGTGTGGAGTCGTATCAATTCATCATCCACGGTTGATTCTATTGCGTACTTTATGGTTTCGTTGTAAGGAACTATCACTGCACTTTTATTTCCATCTCGTATGATAAATGATTCACCGTTTTCTACTCTTTGTATTAGATTGTCAAAATCAGATTGAAACTCTTCGACTGTAAAGGATTGAAGTTCTTCTAGTTCTTGATACATTTTCATAAAGTGATTTTTATGATCGGGGTGACACGGATCGAACGTGCGACCTTCGCTTCCCAAAAGCGACGCGCTACCTGCTGCGCTACACCCCGTAGTAGTGAAGTTTTCTGTGGCAATTAGAACAGAGACAAATACATTTTTTCATCTCTTCTAAAATTGCTTCTTTACTCCTATTACAAAGTAAAAAAGAAATTTCATATTCTTTTTGTGATGGATCTAAATGATGCCAGTCTAGACAAGCATTATCATTTTCACCACATCTTTCACAGAATTTTTCATCCATAATGTTATTATACCACATTCTTTTCCTTTGTCTAGATTCTCTTGATCTTTGAGCGGTAATTGATTTATTTTTCTCATACCACTTTTTTTGAGACTCTTTTTGTTGAATAGGGTCAGAATAAGGCATAACATCAATAAAGGTTCAAATCTATTTATATGATTTAAACTTTTTCTCTATGTATATACATAATACCAGCAAAAGGAACAACTGTCAACCCCATTCCACATAGAAAAAGAAAGAATGGATTTGAAGCAAGTGATTCTACGATGTGAAAAATCATTGCGGGTATGCGTGGGTGAGTCCCCAGTAAATCCAGAACCCCATAATTGTACCATAGATTAGGGTGGAAATCAAGAGTGTCTTAATCATCTTCTTCGTCCTCGTCTTCGTAAGTTGATGGCTCTTCAAATAGTTCATCCATTTTTTGTTGAAGTATTCTCTGGTGAAGTTGTTTTAGATCTTCTTCTGTGAATCTTACCACTAGTAATGGATCTCCTGCTCTAACATTATTTAACTCTGGATGTTTAACTTTTGGATTTTTTGAATATCCATGATGAGCATTCATAATCATCCAACCTTGTATGAACATTGATATAGAAATAACCAAAAGAACAAACCAAGGAACTAAAAAAATTAGTTCAGAGTGATTTTGAGCCATGGTAGCAGAGGTGGAATCACCCCAACGAGTCTTAGAAGTCCCTCAGCAAATAAAGCAAGAACCACCCAACCAACGCACATGCTAATGATAGAAGCATTACGGTTGTGTCGTCGTATTGCTGCATCGATCATCTCCTGAACTTCTGTGCGAGTTACATAATCATCATCGAATGGTTCCATCATTTCTCATCCCCAAGAAACTTTGCTAGAGGGTCTCTTTTGGTTTTAACAATTTCACATGCTCTATAATAGAACATGTTATTGGTATTGCCAGAAGCTTCAAAAGTTTCCTTGATCTTCACCCAATTATCATAGGTGTGCTGATCCATTAGTTCATCCTTGTGATACTACTATATACTAATCACCAACACTTGAGAGTCAACTAAATGTCAGTGTTTTGTAACAGTAGTATACAGAAAACTAAAAAAAATATTAAGTTGGTATTCTATGTAACGGAAAGGGTGGGATTCGAACCCACGGAAGCTTGCACTTCGCCAGTTTTCAAGACTGGAGCCTTCAACCACTCGACCACCTTTCCAATATTAAATTCAACGAATTTCAAAGTCCAGTTTACGAACTTTGCGTTGTCTCCTCGCTTCTTGATAAGCAAGATCTGATGAAGAAAGAACATTCTTTTGTTCTTTCTGTGTAGAGTTTACCATGATAACTCTACTTAAGTCAATAGCTGAAACACTATCACCTTTAACAGTCATCATATTTGAACAACCACAGGTTTGTGTTTTATTTGTGCTTGTTAGTTCTTTATTGCAATCTCTGCATCTTACAGTAATCATAATTCATAAATCCTGTCATTGTGTGAATGACCTTAACATCCAGATAAATTTGCCGTGTGCCTCATTTAAATCATCAACAAGGTTGATAGTACCTTTTGATTTTTGATTTTCTGCTTCTTCTGATACTTGAGTTAGAAGTTCCACAATCTTTTGATGACCTTCTAACAAATCACGAACCATACCCATAGTATCTAGTCCACTATTTGTTTCTGAAATATGAGATACTTCAGTAATTCTAGAAAGAGTAGGAACTGGCTTTACATTTAAATATCTCATATGTTCAGTTACTCTGTCAATCTCTTCAAACATTGCCTCATACTGTTCCCCAAAGAGATCATGGAATTGTTTGAAGTCATCGCCTACAACATTCCAATGATATACCCAAGTCTTTTGAAACAGAACAAAAAGACTTGCCTGAGTATCAGAAAGTAATTTATATAGTGTTTCCATTTTTACTATTTTTCTAGTATTTATGAAATGGGCAATATCGGATTCGAACCAATGACTTACTGCTTGTAAGGCAGCCACTCTACCGCTGAGTTAATCGCCCGAAACAGGGGAGGCCATCCCCCTGACCTAGAAATATTCTAGGTTTTAGATGGAAGGAGTGCTCTTGAGGTTATCGCAGGATCACTTCCAACTCCACAACCTGGATTCGAACCAGGGACCAGTCGATTAACAGTCGAATGCTCTACCGCTGAGCTATTGTGGAATGTTCCTCTGTCTGGGAATCGAACCCAGTATCCAAGTGCGTTGTCCGCCTGTCCTTACCAATAGACTACCAGAGGTTGTGGTTTCCAATAGCCGTTCTTATCTCCCATAAGGAAGATGTAGGTATCGAACCTACAAAGGACAGTCCCTAACGGAACCACTGGGAATTCCACCCAGAACCACATTTTAAGAACCCGAAGGTTCAGAGCGGGTAACCGGAATCGAACCGGTGACTCCAACTTGGAAGGATGGCATTTTACCCCTAAACTATACCCGCTTATAAGACAATCATAAACCTTTTGAGTTTGATTGTCAAGTGCGAGAGAAGGGACTCGAACCCTTACACTTTTCAGCATTGCTTTCTAAGAGCAACGTGGCTACCAATTACACCACTCTCGCTAATGATTGTTTTGATGAGAATGTTTCTGTCTGCGAATGACAGTTTGGACAAAGTAATCTTAAATTACAAGGTCTATTATCATAACATTCTCCATTTATATGGTCAACTTGCAATCTTAAATCTTTACCATTCCAAGTAGAAGGAACTCCACATTCAGAACAAAAATCACCCCTTTCTTCTACAAGTAATCTATGTAAAATAGACCTTTTACATTTTTTATTTTTATGTAGATAATATTGTTCCAAAGACAGATGTTTATTTTGACCGCCACAAGTTCTTATCTTTGAAGTATAGTCTGGTTTATAATTTGGAATCCACTCTTTTGTTCTGGCACGAAGAGTAT